AAGCAATTCATAGGTGAGGATTTAGTCTATGCTGCTAAAACAAAGCATTTAAGAAAGACTCAATATGATTTTGCACCAAAGATTATCACTGTTGACCCTGCTTGGGAGGGCGATGATTCTCTTGAAATAGGAATGAGACAAGGTTTAGCCTTTGAAATACTTCGCTCTTTGCCTAAAAATGATAATGATGTAGCAATTGCCAACCTCATAGCTAATCTTGAAGATCAGCATAAAGCAGATGCCGTCTTTATTGATATGGGTTATGGGACTGGAATTGTCTCAGTTGGTAGAACTTTAGGAAGAGAATGGCAATTAGTAGCTTTTGCAGAGAAACCTATTGATAATGGTTATCTGAATAAAAGGGCTGAGATGTGGGGCTTAATGAAGAAATGGCTACAAGAAGGCGGAGCAATTCCTGATGATGATGAGCTTGTAGCTGATTTGACTGGCCCTGAAACTGTGCCAAGATTAGACGGTAAAATTCAACTTGAATCAAAAAACGACATGAAAAAGCGTGGCATTCCTTCACCTAATAAAGGCGATGCACTGGCTTTATCATTTGCTTATCCTGTATCTAAGAGAGATGTAAGAGCGAATCACTCTGAGGAGCTTTGTGAGATGGATTATGACCCTGTTTGAAATTATAGTTGATTTATTTATTGACTCTAATTAAGATAAGATTGACGAGGATTTTAAGAATATAAATTTAATAGGATAATATTATGTGTTCATCTAGCCCTCGTATGCCTGCACCACCCCCTCCTCCACCTCCACCAGTTGAAGAAAACAAAGTATCAGAGGAAACTAAAAAAGCTAAAAAGACTCAAGAGAGTCAGGCTAAGAAATCTTTTGGTCGTCAATCAACTGTGCTTACTGGTTCTTTAGGAGATCAATCTGAAGCAAAAACAGCAGGTAAAACTCTATTAGGACAATAATATGAATCTAAACGAGGAACAGTTCAAACGCTTCAATGCAAGAATCTCAGGCTTAAAGAGTGAATACACTACTTACGAAGCCCATCATAGAGAGCTTGCTGAGTATGTGCTTCCTCGTCTTGGTCGTTGGTTGCTTACTAAGACCAATGAAGGAGGAAAGAAGAACGGTAAAATCATTGATAACACTGGGAAGATAGCATTGAGAACTTTGTCGTCTGGTATGATGGCAGGATTAACCTCACCAGCTAGACCTTGGTTTAATCTTGAAAGCCCTAACCCTGAAGCTCAGGAAATTCAAAGCGTGAAATTGTGGCTTGATACTGTTAAAAAAAGAATGAGTGTAGTATTTGCTCGCTCTAATATCTATGATTCTTTGCCAAAACTCTATTCAGAATTAATCCTATTTGGACAAGGCCCTATTGCTTTATTTGAGGATTTTGAGGGCGACGTTATTCACTCTCAAACATTTACTCAAGGAGAATACTGGATTGCTAATGATGCTAAGGGGAAAGTAAATACTTTTGCTAGATCATATCGTAAAACAGTCTCTCAAGTTGTGGAGAAATTTGGATTAGATAATGTTTCAAGCACCGTCAAGAATCTTTATGATAAAGGTTCTTATGATGCTTGGGTTGATCTTTACCATATTGTTGAGCCTAACAATGGCAGAGACTTTAAAAAAGCTGATTCAATCAATAAGCCTTTCAGAAATGTTTACTGGGAAGCTAGCTCAAATAAAAAGGTTCTACAATTCAACGGCTTTGATGAGTTCCCTGTATTCTGCCCTAGATGGGATGTGAATAGTGGTGATGTTTATGCCTCTGCTTGCCCTGCAATGGATGCACTAGGAGACATTAAACAACTTCAACTACATGAGAAAAGAAGCTCTGAAGCTATTGAGAAGATGGTAAGACCACCTATGACGGCTCACCCTAACCTTAGGAACAAACATAAATCTCTTTTACCTGGTGGCGTGACTTATGCTGATTATGTAAATGGTCAACCTGGATTTGCTCCAACATATCAAGTCAATGCTCGTATCAATGAGTTAGAAGGAAAATCAGAACAGATCAGACAGAGAATTGATAAAGCTTTCTATGCTGATTTATTCTTGATGCTTTCTAATACTGATAGGAGACAAATCACCGCAAGGGAAGTAGAGGAAAGACATGAGGAGAAATTATTAATGCTTGGCCCTGTGCTTGAGCGTTTGAATAAAGATTTATTAGACCCTCTTATTTCAAGAACGTTTAATATTATGTGGAGGGCTGGGATGATACCTGAGCCACCGCAAGAAATTCAAGGAATGGATATTAAAATAGAATATGTGTCTGTATTGCATCAGGCTCAACGTTCTGTTGGNGTATCTACNCTTGATCGCTTTATGGGNTTTGCTGGAAACGTTATGCAAATGAATCCTGCAACAAGACATAAAGTGAACTTTGATGAGACTCTTGACCAATATGGGGCAATGTTAGGCGTAAGCCCTGCAATAATCCGTAGTGACGAAGAGGCTCAGGCATTAGTTCAGCAAGAAGCACAGCAAGCTCAACAAGCTCANCAAATGCAATCTGCCGAATCAATGTCAAAAATGGCNAAGAATCTTTCAGAAACTAAAAATACTGAGGATTCTGTTTTAAATAATATAATTGGAGCATTACCATCATGAAAAAGGACGAGAAAAAACTAAACAAAACAGTAGAAATCAAAGGAGCTGAGAAGCCTAAACAACCTGACTATAAGGATGTGAGGGTTTTTGTAGCAGTTCCATCAACCTCTATGGTTCACGCAGACTTTGCTATGGCTTTGGCTACACTAGGCAATCATAACACTAGCGTAAATCTAAGAATGGCTTTGAATAATTATAAGAGTTGTGACTTATCACACGCTCGTAATGTTCAAGTGATGGAAGCACAACAAAAGAAAGCTACTCATTTACTGTTTATTGATAGCGATATGGGATTCCAACCTTGGGCTTGCCAACGTTTAGTTGATGTGATGCGTAAGAATAAAGAAAGTATCGTAGGGGTAACAGTTCCAAAAAGAGCTTATCCTTATACTCAGGTGGCTAAAGATGTGGATGGTAAACCATTCAAGTTAGAGATGCAGGATAATAGAAACCTAGTTGAAGCCTCCACTATGGGGACTGGTATGGTTCTAATTGATATGAAAGTATTTAAAAAGATTGAGTTCCCTTACTTTGAAGCGTATTACGCCAAAGGAAAGAACGGTAAACCTGACCCTCTTGGAAGAGTTGGGGAAGATTGTGCATTCTTTGAGAAGGCTAGAGCTGCTGGATTTAANCCAATGATTGACGTGCCATTAAGTAAAGACACGTGCCATATTGGAGAATCTAAATTTGAATACACCAGTGAGGACTTCTTTGCTGATGCTATTGAATTAAGAAGGCAAAAAGCTCAAGAAATATTTGACATTGCACAAAAGGAGCAACAAGAAGCTTTAGAGAAAGAACAATTAAAGAATGAAGATGGAAAAAAGTAAGGTAGAAAAAGAAGAAAAGAACGCTCTTAATCAAGAGATTGATGACATAAGAGCAATCTTAGCCTCCAAGGAAGGTAAGAGATTCTTATGGAGGATATTGGAACACTGCGGATTATACCGTAATTCTTTTGCTGCTCAAGCGAAGATGACCGAATATAATTGCGGCGTGCAGTCTGTGGCTCAATGGTTAGTAGATGAATGTGTATCTGCTCACCCNAAGGCAACGGCTGAATTAATTATTAATAATAAACTTTTAGAGGACAAAAATGACTGACGAAAATACAACTGTAAATACAGAAAGCACAGAGGCAAATACTGCTAATGATGCTCAAGAGAATTCTTCTACCAAAGATGTAGCTTCAACTATGTTTGATGCTGATTCTAAGGAAGAGAATAAGGCTGCTGACGTAGCTGATAACAACACAGAGGACTCAGATAGTTCAAGTGATTCATCCGATACCACCGAAGAAGGCAAAGATGCCGAAGAATCCAAGGAAGGTGATGAGAACGAGGCTACTGCTTACGATGATGTTGTTCTGCCCCAAGACCTTCCTGAAGGTATGGAAGTTGACGAAAACCTTTTTGCTGGTGCGAAAGAGATTGCTGCAAAGCATAATCTACCACCTGAGGCATTACAGGAGATGGTTGACCTTTATGCTGGTAGGATGACCGAAGCTGAGGGAAAAATTAACAATCAGTGGAAGGAAATTGAAGAAGGTTGGAAAACAGATGCTAAGAACGACCAAGAAATTGGTGGTGACAAATTTGACGTGAAGCTTGAGAAAGCTAAAAGAGCGTTGAAGGTATTTGGTTCTGATGGACTCAATGAGGCTTTGGAGCAAACACGTATAGGAAATCATCCTGAGTTAATCAGGTTGCTATCTCGTATAGGTGAGAAGATTACTGAAGATGGTGGTTTTGATACTGGCAACAGTTCAGGGCAACGATCAAGAGGTGATGTTCTTTTTGACAATTCTTAATATTAATTAATTTAAAGGTAACTATTATGGCTGCATTAAATCAAACTAACTTATCTTACGCTGATTGGGCTAAGAGGTTAGACCCTGATGGAAAAGTTCCTACAATTGTAGAAATTCTATCAGAAACCAACGAAATCCTAGAGGATGCCGTTGTTAAAGAATCCAATGGTGCGACTTCACACAGAACTACTGTGAGAAGTGGTTTACCTGCTGGAACATGGAGACGTTTGAACTATGGTGTTCAACCTGAGAAAAGCACAACTGTTCAAGTTGATGACTCTATTGGGATGTTAGAAACTTATTCAGAAGTGGATAAATCTCTAGCTGATCTTAACGGAAGCACCAATGAATTCAGATTATCTGAAGATATGGCTTTCGTTGAAGGTTTAGGACAGACTTTCGCTGATAGTGTATTCTATGGCGATACTGCGACTAACCCTGAGAGGTTCATGGGCTTTGCTCCTCGTTTTNATGATCTTTCTGCTGCTAACGGTGGGAACATTGTTGACGGTGGTGGAACAGGTTCAGACAACTCTTCTATCTGGTTGGTAACTTGGGATGACAATATTTGTCACTTCATTTTCCCTAAAGGTCAAAAAGCTGGCTTACAGTCTAACGACAAAGGTCACGTAACTAAGGAAGATGCTACTAAAGGCTTATACGAAATTTACAGAACTCATTACAAATGGGATGTAGGTTTATGTGTAAGAGATTGGAGATATGTGGTTCGTATTGCGAACGTTGATAACTCTGCTCTTACTAAAGATGCTTCTAGTGGTGCGGACTTACCTGACTTAATGAGTCAAGCAATTGAGAAATTGCACTCTATGGGTCGTGGTAAACCAGTATTCTACATGAATAGAGTATTAAGATCAGCTCTTCGCAGACAGATCAAAAACTCTGCTAATGTGAATATTACTATGGATGAAGTTGGCGGTAAACACGTCATGTCATTTGATGGTATTCCAGTTCGTTTGACTGATGCGCTTACAAGTGCTGAAGCTCAAGTAACTTAATTTTAACAACTCAATTTAATAGGTAATATTATGATTATAGATTATGAAAACGAGTTAAGTAATGCTCAGGCTGTCACTGACACCTCTGCATCAACTAACTATATTGACTTTGGCGATGCTAAAGATCATGCAAAAGGTAATCCTCTTATGTTGGAGATTGTTGTTGATACTGCTGCCGCTTCGGCTGGTGCTTCAACAGTGGACTTCGCACTTGAGTTTGATACTACAACTACTTTTACACCTGACAAAAGTATTCCTCTAGCTACTGGTGTGGCTAAAGCTACTCTAGTTGCTGGTTATGTTGTNTATCGTGGTNCTATTCCTGAGTATGGTGCATATAGATATATGCAATTAAAATACACAGTGAANACNGCTGACTTAACTGCTGGAGCTTTCTCTGCAAGAATCGTAGAGGCTTTCCAATCTAACGAAAATGGTTAGGCTTTTTGAGGGGGTGAGCAATTGCCCCCTCATTTTGTTAATTTAATTAAGAGGACATTATGGCTAAATTTAAAGTTGAAAAGAAATGTTACTATGTTGAGGTTAAAGGCAGCAGACCAACATTATTATATCCTGGTGAAGTTTACGAATCCGACACCTTGAAAGAGAAAGATGCACCAAGTTATTTCAAACTGATTAAATCAGAAGAGAAAAAAGTGGTTGCTCCTGCTCCTAAGAATGACGGTGAACTATCTTACCAAGAAATGAAATCATTTGTTATTGATAACGAGATTGAAGTTCCTGACCAAAAGAAAGAAACTTTAATTAAGGCTATTGAAGATTTTAAGAACCAATCTGAAGAGTCAGAAGAATCTGAAGAGGATAACTCTGAAGAAGAAAAAGCTGATGATTCAGAACTTAATCAGGAGTAATATGATTGATCTAAAATTAAGCGAAGAAGAAATTAAAGGTGAGAAAGGTGAGGAGTTAACCGTAATGGGTGACGAATCTAAGAACCGCATACCTTATAATTTAAACTTTTCTCTTAATGATCGTGAGTTGAAAAAACTTGGTATTTCCTCCAAAGACATGAAGGTAGGCAGTGAGTTTAATGCTACTGTCACCCTTCATGTTAGAAGCATGGAAGAACACGAACACGAAGGAGATGAGAAAAAGGGAAGCCTTGGCGTTGCTGTGACCTCAATGGAGATCGCTAGCAAATCATCTAACGTAGAACGTAGTAATAAATTATTTGGTGAATAGATATGGCAACAAAAACCTCAATATGTAACATGGCTTTAACTCATATCAGCGCAAAGAATCAGATTGCGAATGCTGATACTGACACCTCTATTGAAGCTAAGACTTGCCGTGTCTTCTATGAAGATGCTCTCAAGTTTGTTCTTTCTGATTTAGACTGGGGTTTTGCCACTGGTAGGAAGCTATTAGCTGAATTATCTGAGACTGCTCCTGCTGATTGGGATTATGTCTATGCTTACCCTAATGACTGCGTGAAGGCTAGAGAAATATACACTGGAAACCGTAGGACTGGAACTGAGGATATTGCTTTTGAGATTGGCTTGAATGCAGACAATACAGTAAAAGCAATATATTCAGACCAATATCAAGCAACACTAAGATACACCGCAAACGTTACCAACCC